TTTGTAGAAGTCAACGTTAGTCTGGTCGTAGCCCCAAGAGCAAACCATGATGTCACCAACCTTTAAGCTGTGCGGTTTTAATCGCTCTGCTTTCTCTTTGGCTTTTCGCTCCTGTGATAACCTGACGCTTTCGATCTGGTCAGCTATGTACTTTTCCATTCTTTCGTAAGTTGAAAAGGCGTAGTGCCAAGCTGGTTTGCTTTGCTTACCGATAAAACACATAGCAGCAACTGCAATGTTAGAATTTTTTGGTTCTTTGTAAGTGTAGAACACAACAGGTAAGTCTTTTGCTGCAATCTTAGTTGCGCCCTGTGGAATGTAGAACTCTCTTGATAATGCCATATTATTTACCTCCTTGCATATCGAACAATGGTAAGCCGAAAGTCTGAGCCTCGGCTATGTCAAACGCTTTTGCAGCGTCTATCTGTTTGAACACTAAAACAGTGTGGCTAATCTTTTTTCGCTTGCCCCAATAGTCGTTGATGTCAACAACGCCGCGTTGGTCTAACACGTTGTTGCCGTAAACTAATTGAACGTGCCCGGTAGTAGTAACCATGTAAACGTGGTTAGGATTGGCAACGTCTTTGATAAATCGCTGCAAAGTCATGCCGTAACCTATTTTACAGCTGTTATGCCATTCTGGTCTGTTGCCTACTTTTTGCAACAACTTGTCGTACTTAACGTTAAGCTTGTCTAAAACAACTAATCGGTCCTCGTAGTGAGTACCACCAGACCATCGCTTTCTTTGAGCAATAAACTTGCAATGCTTTTTGAACTGAACAAACGCATCGTTTAAGCTGATGCCAGCAACAACAGCCACTGCTTGAACGCCGCAGTGACCGCCTCTAAAAGCATCTTTGGGAAGCGCAAATTCCATACTGTTATTACCTCCGTTGTTGATTGGAAAACTGTGGGAGCAAGCTCAAACCACAACCTACATATAATGTATGTGACAGATACTGTCAAGGGGTATACAGAAAAAAAATATATTTATTGCCGAATGTACTGAAATAGTCTATATGTATGCTACAATCGCAAGATGTTGTGTTTAGCCTCAAGCATCAACAATGCCTGTTCCTTGCTGTTGTTAACTAGCCCGGTTACGCCGGGCATTTTTTTAGGAAGCTGTAATGCCAAGTAGAACTGTTACGATCAAAGTAATGCAGAAGATATGCGATAGGTTAGCCGAAGGTGAAACGCTGGTAGATATTATCAAAGATAAAGCTATGCCTAGCTATCGTAGCGTTACACGCGCTGTACAGGCAGACGAAGAAATATGGGAAATGTACCGTAAGGCAAAAATTTTGCAAAGCGAATGGTACTCGGACCATATCAATAGATTAGCGATGGAAGAACTGCCAGAAGTAGCAGATCCACGTATGATTAACGCAGAGGTACAACGGCGTAGGTTAGAGATTGATACGCTGAAATGGACAGCTGCAAGGAACCAGCCATTCGGCATCCGAGACAAGAAGGAAGATCAACCAAGTAGCTCGGCGATCACGATTAGCTGGGCTGGAGGTGACGTTGCTGTTAGCGCGACTGAAGAGGAAGAGGAGGTTGTTGTTAGGCACTGAGACACGTATGACATTACATCCTGTGTGACCGAGCTACGTGCGCGAGGCGGCAAGATTGCAGAACACAAGCGGAACATCTTGGCTCAACATCGCAAAACATGAACAAAGCAGAACGTGTGCAGAACTAAACGTTACAAAGTGTTAACATAATAACTATTATGCGAATTAGGCAGTCATTTTTGGCAATCCAGCCGACCCCACCCTCCAAAATTTGCCGCGCGTCTGCTTACTACATAATATACCTAAACAATAGTGTCTGCCCCTCACACAGCCTGAGAAAGCCCATGAAAGAGGAAAACGTTGTACTGCTAGGTCACATTAACGAATTGCGTAGGCTAACTGTAGAGGCGTCTACAGCGACTGTGCAATACGAAAGCGCTGTATTATTGTTAGACATATACGAGCGAATGTTGCAGAATATCGGTATTATGGATTTTGGCAAAGAAGAGACTAGGCACTAATGCACATTGAAATACCTTACGAGCCGCGAGAGTTGCAGCGTAAGCTGCATAATCAGATGGCATTGAAAAGGTGGGGCGTTGTTGTGTGTCACCGAAGGTTTGGTAAGACTGTTTGGGCGATCAATCATATATTACGTGCTGCGTTAATGTGTGAGAAGAACAACCCTAGACTAGCGTATATGGCCCCTACATATAGGCAAGCTAAGAATGTAGCGTGGGATTATATAAAGGAGTATGCTGGTAAGATACCGGGTGTACGTTTCCATGAAACGGAATTGCGGTGTGATTTACCTACTGGTGCTAGGATTTCTTTGCTGGGTGCGGAGAACCCGGATAGTTTACGTGGAATATATTTAGATGGCTGCGTGATGGATGAAGTCGCGGATATGCCAGAGAATGTATTTCCAGAAGTATTACGTCCGGCGTTATCGGATCGCAAAGGGTTTTGTATTTTTCTAGGCACACCAAAAGGGCATAATGCTTTTTATGAAAAGTATGAAGAAGCTGTAGCGAATGATGATTGGTTAGCTGCGGTGTATCGTGCTAGCGAAACTGGTATATTGGATCAAGAAGAGCTTGACGCGGCGAAGGTTATGATGTCGCGTGATCAGTATGCACAAGAGTTTGAATGTAGTTGGAACGCAAATGTACCGGGTGCGGTATATGGTAAAGAGTTAGAAGAGGCGCAAGCGGATGGAAGGGTAACGAATGTACCCTACAACCCGGCAAGCAAGGTAAATACATTTTGGGATTTAGGAATAGGTGATAGCACAAGTATATGGTTTACGCAGAATGTAGGCCGCGCTGTTCACGTTATTGATTATTATGAAGCGCGTGGGGAAGGGTTGCCGCACTATTGTAAGGTACTTGCTTCTAAGAATTATCTATATGGTGAGCATAATGCGCCACATGATATAGAAGTCAGAGAATTAGGTACTGGTAAGAGTAGGCGAGAGATAGCTTGGGATCTTGGATTAAACTTCCGGGTGGTTCCTAAGTTACCGATAGAGGATGGTATTCACGCGGCGCAGATGCTGATACCGCGTTTATATTTTGATAGAGAGAAGTGTAAGTATGGCTTGGAATGTCTTAGGCAATATCACCGGGCGTATAACGAGCGCACTAGGAGTTTTAGGGCTACGCCTGTACATGATTACTCTAGTCACGCGGCAGATGCTTTTAGATATTTGGCGGTGGGTCTTAGAGAAGAAGGACGCGGTGTTACAGCGCCGCAAAGACAAGCGGTAATGGACTATGATCCATTCGCAGCATAGGAGATATTAAATGGCAGCAGTAGTTCCTGTAATATTAGGTGCAGTAGGTGGTGGCGCAGTAGGGTACGGTGTAGCTACAACGTTAGCTTTAGGTACGGTAGGTACGGCAGTTGCAACGGCTACTGGTGCGGTGGTGGGTGCGGCTTTAATGGCTCCAAGTCCTCCCCAGCCACAAGCTATGATTACGGATGATACTGTGCCTACTGTAGATACTATTGATACAGATGATACCGATATTAATACAGGTAGCCCGACAGGTGGCTCAGACACCACTATTAACGATGTGGTAGGTACACAAACAACCGTTTTAGAAACAGCCGATACGTCAGTTGCTGGCGAACAAAGCACAGGCGTAGGTGAAGATAGTGCAATAGATTTTTACGACAGAGGGCGGCAAGCTACAATACTTACAACATCACAAGGTTTATTAAGCAATGCAACTAGTGGTGTTGGTACGCTTCTTAAACCTACACCCGGATTAGCTGGTGCTGGGCTTATTTCATGATGGGTAAACGACCAAAAAATATAGCTGGCGCTATGGGCAAACGATCTGCACAACCAGCAAAAAGAATGAAAAACGCTACAGTAGACCCTATTGAACGTTTAAATCAGCGTATGGCTGGTCGTACACAAGGCGGCGCTAAAAGTAAAAAGCGTAAAACATTAATGTCCGGGTATGGAGGAATGTACTAATGGCTGAAGTTTTACCTATGATAGCGCAACTTGATAGGCGTTTAAAGACGTTGCAAACGCAAAGATCGAATTGGGAAAGCCATTGGCAACAGTTAGCAGATTATATGTTGCCGCGAAAAGCAGACATTACCAAGAAAAGGATGGCTGGCGATAAACGCACAGAATTGTTGTTTGATGGTACTGCAATTCATGCTGTAGAACTATTATCTAGTAGCTTACATGGTATGCTTACTTCTCCTAGTACGCCGTGGTTTTCTATGCGTTATCGTAACCCAGAACTACAACAGGATGATGCGGCTAACGAATGGTTAGAAGTTTGCATAGATCAAATGTATCAGGCGTTTCATAGGTCTAACTTCCAACAAGAAATACATGAACTTTATTATGATTTAGTTGTATTTGGTACAGCTGCTTTCTATGTAGAAAGTGCGCCAGAAGGCTTACGGTTTTCTTCCCGGCATATTGCCGAGATTTGCATAAGTGAAGATGCAGAGGGTCGCGTAGATACGGTGTATCGTAAGTTTAAACTAACAGCGCGCAGCATTGCTATGCAGTTTGGTGAGGAAAACTTACCGCAAGAAATCAAAAAAAGTTTAGATAGTGAGCCGTACAAAGAACATTCTATTGTCCATGTGGTTCATCCGCGTAAGGATAGCAAAGGTAGAGCAAAGAAAAGCAAGCCTGTAGCGTCTATTTACTACACAGCTGATACACGACAGCTACTATCTGAAAGCGGTTTTGACGAATTTCCGTTTATGGTTCCGCGTTTTGTTAAAGATAGTGTTAGTACCTACGGACGTAGCCCAGCAATGAACGCGCTGCCAGATACTAAAATGCTAAACAAAATGGCAGAAACAACAATTAGGGCTGCACAAAAACAGATCGACCCTCCGCTAATGGTTCCCGATGATGGTTTTATGTTACCTGTTAGGACAACACCGGGAGCATTAAACTTTTACCGTACAGGTACAAGAGATAGACTAGAGCCGTTGCAGATAGGAGCAAACAACCCTCTAGGTTTAAATATGGAAGAGCAAAGACGTAACGCTATCAGGCAAGCTTTCTTTGTAGATCAGCTGCTAATGGCTAACGGACCGTCTATGACTGCTACCGAAGTCTTGCAAAGGAACGAAGAGAAAATGCGTCTACTTGGTCCAGTGTTAGGTAGGCTTCAAGCGGAGTTGCTCCAACCGTTAATCTCTAGATCCTTTGCATTGCTGCTCCGTAACGGTCTCCTCCCAGCCGCGCCGGAGCAGCTTCAAGGTCAGGATATAGATATTGAATATGTATCACCACTAGCTAAAGCGCAGAAAATGACAGATCTACAGTCAATGTTGCGTGGTTTTGAAGTGTTGTTGCAGATGCAGCAAGTAGCACCAGTAATGGATTATCTAGATGATGATAAGCTTGTACAGTATCTAGTTGAAACAACAGGTATTCCGGCGCGTGTCGTGCGTAGTAGAAGTGAAGTAGAGCAATTACGCAGACAAAGGGCAGAAGCGCAAGCAGCGCAAGCACAAGCGCAACAGGAAGCGTCTATAGCAGACCAAGCGCAGAAGCTAGCACCAGCGTTAAAAGTCGCGTCTGATGCAAGACAACGTGGACAAATATGAAGGAATTAGAAGAATTAAAACTCGCCTATCGCCGTACATTTAATACGGAGGATGGGGAGCAAGTGCTTAGTGATCTTAAAAAGCGTTTTGCTTTTGAGACAACCACTTTTGTTTCTGGCGATCCCCATCAATCAGCTTTCCAAGAAGGTCAACGCGCAGCAATACTATTGATCGTCAGTATGTTGACTGAAGGAAAAAAACAAGGATAGGAAACTAAATGAGCGAAGAGACAACCCAAGATGCTGGACCTCAAGAAGTCGCTGAAGCAGTTGCAGCGGAGCCTGTAGCACAGGAACCAGTTGCACAACAAGAAGTTGCACAACCTGTTAGTGAAGGTAATTGGCTAAGTTCGTTAGATGAAACGTATCAGCAAGATCCTTTGATTAACAAGTTTACAAGTGCAAACGAACTAGCAAAGAGCCACATTAGCGCGCAAAGAATGATCGGCGCTGATAAGGTAGTAATACCCGGTCAATCTGCTACGCCAGATGAATGGCGCGCAGTTTATCAAAAACTAGGCGCACCACAAGAACCGGGCGGTTATGAGCTAGAGCAAACGGAAGTATTTGACGAAACGTCTTTCGATGCTTTTCGCAACAAAGCTTACGAGCTAGGCTTGTCAAACAAACAGGCGGCAGAGATTGCTGGCTTGTATCAAGAGCAAG